GGGGCTGGCTCCGGTGATCAAGATCGACGGTCGAGAAGTCACGCTCAAGCACACATCACCGCTGGCTCGGGTGCAGGATGCCGAGGAACTGATGGCGATTCAGCGGTTGTTTGAGATGGGTAATGCCACGGTTGGCCCGGAGGTCATGGCGATGTCAGTGCGGATCGAGAATATCCCCGAGGAAATCGTCAAGCGAGTCGGCGCGCCGCGTTCGATCATGCGCGATGACGCTGAGAAGGAACAGATTCAGCAGGCTGCAATGGCGGCGGCACAACAGCAGATGGAGCCTGAAACGGCAGCAGCATGAATAACAACCTCAAGCACGCCGTGGACAGGCTCCAAGTCGCCGACTGGAGTCCCTATTCAGATATTCCTGAGCCTGATGAGACTGACCGCAAGAAATACGAGGCTGTTGCTCGCCTGATCAAACAGACGTTCACCGGTCCTGCTGGTCGCAAGGTGCTGGACTGGCTGATCGGTAGCTTTTCTATGCGTCAGACCGAGCCTGAGAACGGCACGCAAGCAGCATTCAGGGCGGGCCAGCAGAACGTGGTAAACCAGATTTTGTACCAAATGCACATCGCAGAAGAAGGATTGAAAGATGAGTGATTACAGCGACACGGAAGTTTATGGTGAAGCAGGTGAAGACGGTCGGCCAGCGAATATTCCCGAGAAGTTCTGGACCCCTGGCGAGGGCGAGAACCCGGCATCGATCGATGTAGGCAGCCTGCTCAAGACGCACAACCACCTGGCAACCACCATCGGCGCTGCTGATGGCTATATCGGCGCACCTGATGCGTTCGTATTACCAGATGCCCCTGATATGCCCGAGGGTGTTGATTACAAGCTCGAGGCCGATGACCCGCTGGTCGAGTGGTTCCAAGGCTTTGCCGCTGAGAAGAACCTGAGCCAGAAAATGTACTCGGAGGTTATCTCCGGGTTCATGCAGCAGCAGGGTGCGTTGCAGAAGGCATCGATGGATGCACGACAGGCCGAACTGGATGCTCTGGGCGTGAATGGAAAGGGTGCCGAACTGATCGCAGCGTTTACGCAGCAGGCCGAGAACTGGATGAAGGACGTGCCCGAGGGTGAACGTGCGGCGCTGAAGGAAGGTATGGCCGATGCGCTGACTAGCGCCAATGCGTACAAGTTCGTGAAGTTCATGGAAGCCCGGATGCAGCCATCGAAATTACCGGGAAGCGATGATCTTGGCGGTAACGCACTGACGCTCGATGACATCAACAAGATGCAGACCGAGGTCTATACCGAGGGTCCGTTCGAGGGCCAGCGAAAGTACGAAAAAGACCCGAAGTTCCGCGACAAGGTTAACGCATTGCGCGCACAGGTATTGGGTTCGTAGCCGTCCAAAATTGACCCTTGTTTTCATGAGTTGGCGCCTCATGTAGTTTTTGTATTCAAGTCACCAGCGGACCAACTGCTCAGGCAGCCCGTGACGGTAGACCGAAAGGACTCGGCCCGTATTACGGAATAACCGAACCGAAACTTTCTGTTTTTGTTTGGAGTTTGAGCAAAATGAGCAATTCACTCAGTTCTGTCGCTCGCGAGGAATTTGATACCGAAGTAAAACACGCGTATCAAACTCATGGCGGCATCTCGACCACGGTGACGAACCGTGATGGTGTGGTGGGTGACACCTACCACTTCCGCAAGATGGGCAAGGGTTTGGCGAACAAGAAGTCTACGTCTGAGGACGTGACTCCGATGAACGTCGCCCACACGAAGCCTTATGCAACTCTGGAGAACTGGAACGCTCCGGAGTACACCGACATCTTCGACCAGGCCACGGTCAACTTCGACGAGAAGCGCGAACTGGCGCAGACCATCGCGGGTGCCATTGGCCGGCGCAAGGATCAGTTGATTATCGACGCGCTTGATGCGGTTGATTTTTCAACGAACTCCATGCAGGTCGCGACATCGGTCGGTGGCGCGGATACTAATCTCTTGACCGCAAAGCTGCGGCGGGCCTCTCGCCTGCTAAACGCCAAGGGTGTCGAGAGCGCAAACCGGCACATCCTGGTATCGGCCATTGGGCTGGAGTCCATGCTTGGTACGACTGAAGCATCGAGTTCTGACTACAACACGGTCAAAGCTCTGGTGCAGGGCGATCTCGATACGTTTGTGGGATTCAAGTTCCACATCATCGAGGATCGTGACGAGGATGGTCTGCCGGTTGCAGCCGGGGATGTTCGCAGTTCGTTCGCCTATCACAACGCATCGGTTGGTCTTGCCACCGGTCTTAACTTCCGCACGGAAGTCAACTATATCGCCCAGAAAACCTCGTGGCTGTGCAACGGCATTTTGAAAGCCGGCTCAGTGGCAAGGGACGAGGACGGCATGGTTGAAGTCCTCTGCGACGAATCGTAAAGGAGGGTCAGAGTCATGGCGTTTAATCGAGATTATTTGCAGTTGATCGGCCCGAGCGGTGGCAAATCTGGAAGCCTTTGGTCATACCGTACTGCGGACGCGAACACAGTAGTGCGCGCATCCGGGTATTTTGCGGGCACGACCACGGGTCAGGATGCTTCTGATGTATTGGGGATTGGTGATCTCATCATGTCGGCAACAGTCGATGATGTGGGTACTCCTACCAGTGCGACGAGCGTCTATTTGCATATCGTGCTGTCGAACGCGAGCGGTACAGTAGACGTGTCTGATGGCACGGCGATTACCGCGACCGATAGCGACTAACCAGAGTTCGCGGTGTGCGTGGACAGGGGGTGGGCTTCGGCCTGCCCCCGCTTTTAAGGGGCTTGCATGGCGTCCAAGATCAGCATTATCTCCGGGGCTGCAGTCAGGCTTGGCAATGACCCGGTAATATCGCTGGACGAGGGCAGCAAGGCCGCCACAGTTGGCAGCAACCTTTACGACACCGTTCTGGAGTCATTGCTGGCAGCGCATCGCTGGCGCTTTGCCACCGGTAAAAAAGACCTCGATCTACTGGCAGACACACCACTGAATGAGTGGCAGTACGCGTACCAGTTACCCGCGAACCCGAAGGTCATCACCATCATCCGTGTGTATCCACGCATGGAATATGAGCGGTTTGAGGACAAGATTTATTGCGAGTCCAACCAGGGCATTGCAATTGATTACGTGTATCGCCCGACAGAGGAATACTTCCCGGCATTTTTCGTTGACCTGGTCGAATACAGGATGGCGATGGAGATGGCACTACCGATCACGGGTTCGCGCACTTTGCGTGATCAGTTCCGCGCTGATTTGGTAGGCAACGGGGCGCAGCCTGGCGTGATGGCCTATGCGATGGCTGCAGACTCACGCGAGCGCCCACCAGAGGCGATTGTTGACTCACCCTTCACGGATGTCAGACGGTAATGCCGCGTGTATCGACCATACAAACGTCATTCTCATCCGGCGCGCTCGACCCACTGCTGGCCGGTCGGACTGACGTTGAGCATTACTATCAGGGCGCTCGCCAGTTTGTAAATGTCCTGCCAAGGATTCAAGGTGGGTTTAGCCGCAGGCCGGGGTCTGAGCATCACGCAACGGTCGATGATCCGGGGCGGCTCGAACCGTTCACGTTCAATACCGAGCAAACCTATCAGGTTTATTTCGGCGACTCGGAGATCAAGGTCTTTATGGACGGGGTGCTGCAGGCGACGGTAGTGAGTCCGTGGCCGATAGCTAATGTGTTTGAGCTTGGCGTTACTCAGTCCGCAGATACGATGGTTATTTGCCATGAGGACTACCAGCTGAGGAAGCTGGTTCGCGGAACGTCACATACATCATGGACGTTGTCAGCAATCGCGCTGACCAATATTCCGCTGGCTGATTACCAGGACACGAGCAGCCCTGCCAAGACCGAGGAAATCCATACGCTGACATTTTCAACCTCCCCGGTGTGGCAGGTTGGCGACTACTTCCATTTGAAGCTCGCTGATAAGTGGGAGTCAGAGCGGGTGTACTGGACGGCAGACACAGCACTGCTGGCCGAGCGTATCAGGACTGCCGTGGTGAGAATGCTGACCGGCAATCGAACCTTTTACCCTGATG